GGGAAGTGGAGGAATTTTCAGGAAAAATTGTTAACCCCCGCGGAATTGACAGGCCGCGGGTCGACTGGTGGTGTAGAAAAAATTGAAACTTCGAGATACGGGTTAAAAATACACGGGAGCGTGCGTGCAAATTACCCGTAGTCGAACGTCAGCTTCTCAAACACCACGTGAGAAACTAACGCAGGAAGTTGTTTGACCTGTGCATAAAGCGCCTCGCATTCGGCGACTTCAACAGGCGTGATCCCGTATCGGACTTCGTAGAATCGAAACACTTGTTCGATCTCGCGCTTCGACAGGGGAGCTGATGGGAGTGTAATTTTGTTGAACAGCGGATTGCCGCCGTGGCTATGTTCATGAGGCCGCTCGATAAAAGTGTCGAGCTCAAGAATCGTGTGCGTCGTAGTTCCGTTTCGCGCCAATGCGGCTACGAAAGCGCCGTAAAGCGGCATATTCGACGGAATGTTGCATAGTGAACGCGCCAAAGCGCCAGCGCAGAAGGCTATCGGGTCATCGCGCCGCCCGGCCTCGCGTCCTAAACACATACGCAAAATAAAATCACAAGAATTGTTAAACTTCCCAAATTTAAGTAGCATGCCAGGGAGAGGCAGCCATCGGTAAGCTCCACAATCAGCTAAGATAAAAAATCCCTTAAGAAAGGTAACGTCAAGCGGCGAATCAGAATCGCGAAGCTTGACTTGAAACCCGGCCTCCGTCATTGCATCACTAAGAGTGAGATGCGGTCGGGTGCAGCAATACACTTGTGCTGCAACATTATTGTCGCCGTTGTCGACAGTCGTGAGAAAACTCCCAGTGCACTGCGACACATCGGCGAACCCAGAAAATGTGTATCCTTGAACCGGCCTAGTCGAATAACGGATCGTCTTGGCTCGAGCTACATGTTCTAGGTCGGAGTCTTCGGCTCCGAGCTGTTTGTGGATGTTCTGGTAATATTCTTGCACAGCCCGTTTTTGAGATTTGTCGTAGTGACGAAAATCGGTCTCAGTGTAGCGTTTCCCGTTG